CATATCTGAGAGCTTCAAGATCGTCTCCGGCTGATGTCTGCTGAATCGCTTCGCACAGTCGGTCGCATATGATCTGTTTGCTCGAAGAATTGTTTGATACGTTGATGTAAGTCTTTTTCTTCGTTTGAATCTTCATGTGTTTCTCCTTCGTTAAGTGTGTTCAATGATTATTAGAGGAAATCCTGTCAAGGATTTTCTTCATCCTGTATCCGTAGGATATAGGATCGCTTATGCCTTGTTTCTCACGAGCTCGTCGAGTGTGACGCCGAAGAAATCCGCGATTTTGATGAGCTTCTCGACTTTCGGCTGGCTCTTTCCGTTCTTCCATTCCGAGAACAGTGTCTGCGCCACTCCGATTCCTTTTGCTACATCAGAGTCTTTGTATCCCTTCGCATCGCGTAATTCTACATATTTAGCGTACATGTCCGTCTCCTTTCTATATGTAGTAGTTGTAAAGTTTCGGTTTTTCTAATAAAATAATCTTGCGAACATCATTTTTTAGAAAACGCTAACTCTATGGTTCATAGTATAATTAGTGTTTTCTAATTTGTCAACAACTTTTTTAGAGTTTTCTATGTGAGGTTATCAGGGTATCATGTTGACTTATGAGGAATACACTAAAATACGCGATTCTAAAGGACTGAAAGATGTCGACGTAGCTCGCCTTGCTGGAGTTAATCAGACTACGTTTTCTGAATGGAAGAAGGGGAAGGCTACTCCGAAGTACGAGAAGATGTCAAAGATCGAGCGTGCTCTCGGTGTGATATCCCTCTACGCGGAGGATAATTATATTGTTATGCCGGATAATTCCGTGCCCGCTGCACCTTCTTCTCTTGCTCTTACAGATGTCGAGGCTCGAATCATTGAGGCTTATCGCCTCGCGGATCCCGTAACGCAAGCGAATATTCTCAAGCTCCTTGATGTAAAAGGGGATGTCGGCTCAGATGCGGCCGGAAGATCTGCCGTATAAAGTGAAGGTGTTATCGTGAAAAAATATAACTATACAACGACTTTCAAATATCAAGGTAAGAAGTACTGGGTGCATGCGGATACTCTCGAAGAGCTTTATACCAAGAAAGCAAACAGGCTCCGTGACCTGGAGGAGAATACTGTCATATATGATTCATCCGTTCCGGTTGATTCGTGGGCGGATATTGCTTTTGATACATACAAAGGGAATGTCCAGGGACTCGATGATATCAAGAAACGATACAAGAAATATGTCGGGGCTCATATCGGTACGCGCCCGATCGGGACCGTGAAGGCCGTCGAGCTTCAGGCGATTCTAAACGAATGCAAGGGAATGTCATTCTCTCATTGTGAGAAGCTTCGGCAGGAGATCTCTTTTCTTTTTGAGACTGCGGTTGACAATAAACTTATTCAGGACAACCCCGCAAAGAAATTGCGGTTGCCCGAGTATACTAAGGGAGAGCGCCGGAGTATTACCGAGAACGAGAGAAAACATCTTCTGAAGGTTTATAAGAAGGATCCTACATATCTTCTTTTCTTCGTAATATTGAAATGCGGATGTCGTCCGGAGGAAGCTATCAACCTTATCGGCCGAGATATCGATCATGATAAACGCCTGCTGCATATTCGCGGTACCAAAACAAAAAACTCTGACCGATATGTTCCCATCCCGGAGGATCTCTATAAGGTCATTAAGAAGACAAAACCCTTCGAGCCTGTATGTGTGAACCGATGCGGCAATAAGCACTCGGAATCGTCGTATAATCGTCTGTGTGCTCATCTGCGGCGCGATATGAATATCTCTATGGGATGCAAGGTATATCGGAACGCTCTCGTGCCTCCGCTTCCGCTTGCGGATGATTTCGTTCCGTACTGTCTGCGTCATACATACTGCACGGATCTGTGTAAGGCCGGTGTTGATGTCAGAACGGCTCAGCGCCTCATGGGACATGGCAATATATCCATCACCGCAAATATATACACTCATGTCGATCTGGATGATATACAGAAGGCGGGTGAACTCTTAAATAATTTCTTCGGGAACGGATGAGGGTGCACCTCGGGTGCAACTTTTTATGTATAGAAATGTACAGAAATGTAAGATTTTATATTCGGATGAACAGAAAACAAAAAGCCTTGAATCGTTGTAGATTCAAGGCTTTTCTGCTACTGAGACACGGGGGATTCGAACCCCCGACAACCTGATTAAAAGGCATTGTGAGTCGGCCTATTTTACGCGCTTTTTCCTATAGGGTGCAACTCGGGGTGCAATTTTGATCTCTTCTGTGCAAAAATAAAAGGGCTACCAGCGGGAACTGATAGCCCTTGATGAGGGGGTAAAAATGTATGAAAAAGTAAACAGCTACATCAGATTGATGTCGAGGTCTACGTTTCCGGTTATTCCGGAGAGGGATCCTTTTGACGTATATTGCCATCCGTACAGGTTTTTGATGCCCGTAGGTTTATGACTTTCGTCGAAGGCTCCGATGTCATTCTTTTTGTATCTCGCGATCCAGAAGGCGACATTGTTCTTCAGATAGTCGCTCATGAGATTATTGTACCAGGTCATGTTACAATAGATCCCGCAGGCAATGCCGGCGTTGAATAATTCTGTCATGAATGTATTCGCTATGATCTGTATGCCCGTCTTTCCGAGCGGAGTTTGTGTGTTGTCTTCAAGGTCGTACCATACAAGAAGCTTTCTTCCCTTCAGAGTTTTAATCACTCCCTGAGCTTCGGCCCGTGCCTGGTCAATGGTAAGAGCTCTCGAGTACTTGTATATGCTTACCGCTATCTGATTCTTCATGCATTCCGAGAGGTTGTATTCGAACTTCGGATCCGGAGACTGATCTTTGACCGTTGACCTGAGGATTGCGAACTGGATACCCTCGTTCTTAACCTTTGCAAAGTCGATCGTTCCCTGATAAGATGATACATCCATACCGAACTTATATTTTTTCGGCGGTCTGATTGCTGTATTCGGTGTTGCTACAGTTCCCTTGTCATCATACTTCGGCGTGATGTATCCTCGAATGTATTTGCCATTGACGGACATGTTGCGAAGATTCACTCCGTCGCTCTTATTGCCCTCGCACACCTCGAATCTGTTGTAAATGACATCCGACACTACATATCCTGTGTGATCCGGGATTCCTTTGTTGTCTCCGACTCCGTTATCGTCCCAGTCGTACAGTACGATATCGGCTTTCTTCGGGATATATTCGTCGCTTTCCTGCCATATTCCCATTTTTTGAGCGAGTGCGATCATCCTGTTGCAGGAACATTCTATCGGGATAATATCTGTATATCCGCATTCGATTGCGGCCGCCGACACGGTTGTAGCGCACCACTTATCCGTGTACTTAACCTTATATCCCTTCGCAAGCGGTATATGAGCGTTATATACGTCTATGATGTGCTTATGTGTAGCATCGCCTTCATGGCAGCCGAGCCACGACATCACTTTATCAACTATTGCCTGTCTGCTGTGCTGCATATTCATCCTCCATTCTTTCAACATAAAAGGAATCAACTTTTTCGAACCGGGTGTCTGTTTGTGGATCCGCGGTCGGCCCATTAAGTGCATACTCCGGATCAGAAGTATGGAAGCAAAGATCCCTGCATGAAGTACTTTGTCTGCATTCCTTTTTCTGATTGCAAAGATAAAAGATACCAGTCATATCATTCTACCTCGTATGCTTTGTTGTGCTTAACGTAGTTGACTACGCCTTCGATCACGGCGTCGATCTCGGCTTCATTGAGTCCTATTCCGAGGCTGTTTGCCTTCTCGGTTACGAGTTGAGTGACGTAGTCCTTCTTGAGTTTCCACTCTTCCGGCTTGTACAGCTGTTCGGCCGCTCTTACCGCTGCCTCGACGAACTGTTCGAGAAGCTGCATCTTGTCAGCTCCGATCTTGTTCTTTAGGTACGGTATCACGTATGCCGATACGAGCAGTACGATCACGGTTATTGTGCATTCAGTTATCTTCGATATCATTTCCGGTGTCATTATTGTCATCTCCTTTTCGTTTGAAATACTTTGCTATTTGGATACCTCCCATGACAAAAGACTCGAGGCCGCCCGCTCCCAGGAAGCATTGTATGAGCGTATCAAATTGCCAGCCCTTGACCGTGTAAATAATCATGGTGGCCACTACAAAAGAAAAGATCGCCACGGACAGGACGATCAGTACTTTGTCGAGATTATTCATTTTTTTCTTCATGTCTTATCCTTTATCCTCCTGACTTCTTCTTCCAGATCGTTCAGGCGGTGATTTCCGACTTTGATTCTTTCGTCCAGAAGTTTGTCGTTATCTTCAAGCCTGTAGGTTCTTTCGATGACTCCGTTGTGTTTCTCGACTCGGTTGCTAAGAACTACGACATCTTCGCGCATGTGGGATTGATTAAGTTCCACAATAGCGATCTTCTGCTGTAGGTTTGCTCCCATCTGAGTGATATCGTCCCGTGTCTGGGTGATATCGTTCCGTGTCTGGGTGATATCGTTCCGGATTTCTTTGAGATCGTTCTGTCTGATTTTTTCAATCTCTTCCCGGTTTTTATTGTGATACGTGATCAACTCAGCTTTGAGATCGCTTTTCCACTTTTCCCGGTCCCTTTTTGTTGATAATTGAAAAGAACCTATCGACGCGATGAGCGCCGTGAGTATTCCTACGCCTCCGGATATGAGTGCAATCTTCACGTCGTCGCTCATGAGTAGTATTGAGTTCATCGGTCTTGTCCCTCCAGTTCGCGGAGCTTTCGCTCCTCCTCTTCGATGTTTGTGTACTGTGAAAGCCGAGCGATTAAGTCATCGCAGAGTTTTATAAGCTCCTCGATGACTCGCTCCTGCTGTTCTGCTATTGCCTGCCAGATCATTCCTCTTCCTCTTCGGGTGCAGGTACGGCCGTTCCGTCCTCCAGGAATACATAGCCGTCGGCAATGACCTTCGTTTCAGTCTTTCCGCGCCATGTTTTCGGTACATCCTGTATAGCCCATACCGAGCCAGTTTTATCGTTCATTATTCTCTCCTCGAGAAGTCGTGCGTATTTATTTACCATTTTCTTTCCTCCTTGTCGTTAAAACAGTTCTGATCCGCCTGCGTTCATGTGTTACTCTCTTTCTTCTAATGCTGCGACGCGTTCTTCGAGGTCGCCTATCATTTCGGCCAGCTCCTCGATTGCTGAGCTGTTCTCGTCGGCCAGATCGGCAATGTCAAGGATGCTCGCGCCGTTCTCATCTACGCCTTTTCCATTACGCAGTGCGGGATGATTGTACTTCTTGTCGAGTTCCTCGATCCTCTTTTCGAGAGCCTGAAGCATGCTCAAGATTTGTTCATTCATTTTTACCCTCCTTCCAGACAAACATATTGTTGTAGTATTTATCTATTTTCCGAACCTTGTTATAGTTCGCGAATCCTTTTGTAGTCCCGCGCCATGAGTTGTATGATTTCCATACTTCCCTGTTCGGAAGGTTTTTCTCTTTCATCTTTTTGAGCCGTCTTCGAACCGCATTGAACGACGACTGCGATAATTTGACGGTGATCTTGCCGTTCTTGATCCGGTACCGTCTTTTCAGAAAAGTGAATCCGTGGGTGAGTTTGCATATCCGGATCTTTCTCGGATTGATAATGATTCCGAGTTTTTCGCATAGTTCGTATAATACATTTTCATATTCCCGGAGTTCCTTTATGTTGTCCGAAATGATATATCCATCATCCATGTATCTGGCGTACTTGCGTACTCCGAGTTTGTCTTTGAATGTATGATCTATGAGGTTCGCAAAGTATACAGCGCTTATCTGTGATACCTGGCTACCGAGTCCTAACCCTTCATCAAATGCATCGACCAGTTGATGATACAGATTCCTGATCCGTTCGTCCGGAATCTTCGGATCTACAAGCTCGAATAGTTTGTCATGAGGGATGCTCCCGAAGTAGTTTGTGAAGTCATATAGTAAGATGTATCCTTCGTCTCCGTACCTGCGTTGATGCTCTTTCAGGTGCATCTCGAGTCGCTCCATTGCGAACCTGGTTCCTTTGCCTTTGATGCTCGCTCCGTTATCTGCTATCAAACTTCTCTGAAGCAACGGGACGAGGTACTTATCGCATAAGGTCCTTTGTATGCATCGTTCGGATATATGGACGCTTTGAATCAGTCTGACTTTTCCGCGTTCTGAGAGTCTGAACTTCGTGAATCCTCTCGATTTCCACGTTCCGTTCTGCAGTTTCTCATAGATTTCATATGTATTTATGCAAAGGTTCGCCTCGTACGACTGTATGCTCGCCTTCCATCTGACGCCCTTCTTACATAGCGCGAAGGCATCGTATAAGTTCTGGTATGAGAATACTTCGTCGAAGGATCCGAGGCTGTCCGTGAGTTCCTTTTCTTTCCGGAGACGTTTTGCTTTCCGTCTCTGATATCTCGCTTCTCTTCGTTCAATACTATTCATTTCAAGAAAACCGTTCGGCTTTTTATTGCGTTTACTGACCTATTGCCCATGCAGCCATGAAACAGAAAAGATACGCACAAACTCTCTGCCATGCAAGAAGCGTCCGCCTGCAGGTGCCGGTTCTCTTTGTTTTGATGCTTACGCATAAGGAATGCGGACTCCATTCTATTACTAACCCGTTGAGCTATTACACTTTTCAAGGGTACGCGTAGAATTCAGGCGCCAGCCCATTAGCATTACTCGCGTTGTTATAGTTGGTGGTGCCGTTTTTGTTCACATTACAGAAATTAGTGGCGTTCGAGGCATAAGGAGACCGCTCCCACCAATTGGCGCTAACAGTCCGCTACCTGTATCAAGGCATGTAGCCTTTATACCGTTCTTTGTCCGCTTTATACACGCCGTTCAATAACTTCAAGGCGTTAAAAGCGTTTTGCGAGATCTCTTCGAGCTCGTTGTTCGTCATGATGTCGGATTTGCATACTGCGTATATCACATCGATCTGCGACGCGTAGGCTTGTATCGATACATACGCCTTCATTATGTACTTCTCTCTCAAAAGCTTCGACTCATAGTCATGCACTCTGACTGAGTTTCCCATCTTCGCAAAGCTGTATGCGTTCGCGGCATGTGTGAGCAGCTGAGTGTTGACTATGAATCTAAACTTTTTCGGACAGATATTTGTTTTCCGGATCGTCCATTTCTCGATATCCATCAGGACCTTCAAGAACTCTATGGACGACTGATCTCTTTCCGATTCACGTACTGACATTGTTTACTTCCTTCAGGCGGACGAGCCGCCTGATTATCTGATTATTAGATACAGAATGCAGGCGCCAGCCCAAAAGCATCACTCGCGCCGTTATAGCGGGCGGCGCCGCTTGCGCTCACATGACAGAAATGAGTGGCGTCCGAGGCATAAGGAGACCGCTCCCACCAAGGGGCGCTTGCATACGAGGTGTATGAAGGCTTCTTACATATGTTCGAGGCTGTCTGATAATATTCGTACTGGCTTCCTTCGCCCGCTTTACTGTTCGTAACCGTTCCGAATATCTCTATCTCTGACAACAGGAATACGTCATCCTCTGTCGTGTCGATCGTGGCCGACTGATTCCCGGCGCTTGTGAGCTTGTTGACTGTCTTGACGAGGCTCTTTATGGCCGCCGGCAATGCCGCGAGGAATACATCGTTGCACCATGTTCTACGAGGGCAGTTCTTCCATCCGTTGACGTTCGTATTCGTAGGCTCCATGTATCCGCCTTCGTCAGCTACTGCGGGATAATTTGATGAATACGTTGCGTCGGTTGTGTTCTTGTAGAGGATCCTGTCTGTCTGCAGTGTCAGGAGTGCTTTTGTTTTTCCTCCGCTTGAAGTCGTCTTGAGGTTGTCATGCTCGTGGCCGATGATCGTGAACTGATAGCTATCGGCATGATGTGACTCCGATACTCCGGTTGCGGACATTGCGGAGAGTGATATCGATCTCTTCGCTCCGATCGGCATGTATGTCGATTTGAGTGTCGCGATATCGGTTGCATCGTATGCTCCGTTGTAGTAACTCTCGAGCATGTCTGCGAGCTGCTGATCCGTACACGTCTCAAATGAATACATGAGTGCTTTTGTCTTAAGGCTCACGCTGACAGCTGTTGACAGGCTGGATACTGTTGCGTCTACCGTGTAGGTCTTGCCAGATATCGTTCCGCTAATCGTCCATGTGCCCGTTGAAGGTGGTCTGAATGTCAGTGTCGAGGCTGCCGTCTTTGCTGTGCAAGATGTTCCTCCGCTGACGCACGAAATTGATGCCCCAGCTGTAACGAAGTCAGCATCTACCGTCACGGTGATTGTTCCGAACTCGATTGTTACGCTCGAGCTCTGGCCGGTTGTGGCCGAGGATGTTACCGTGTCGGTTTTTGTATTTCCGTCGAGCGTTGCTGATACGGTGTATGTTGAAGATGCCGTATGAACTACGTACGCCTGAGAGGATCCTGTTGCGGTTCCGGTATAAGTCTCCGATCCGTTCGTGACTCTGATCGTCGCTCCGCTCGGAGCCGTTACATTGATCGTGTGATCATAATGATTATCCGTTACATGATATTCTTTCACGTCATCGACCGTGAGCGATACGGTTGCGTCGCCCTGCCCGGATAATACAGAGTGAATGACATATGTACCATAATCAGGTACATCACATTCCCAGTGTCCCGCGCCCGCTGCCGTCGGCGTGATCGTGCTCGAGTCCGGACATGTTACTGTGACGGTTGAGCCTGCTTCCGAATCTATGTATAGATGAGGAAGGAGCCCTCCGCCTCCGCCTGCTGCCGGTGCCAGCTTTCCGTCCGGTCCGACCTTCATATATTCTCCGGCGTGAGCCACGCCCTGGTCGATATCGACTTTCTTTTCGAGCTCGTCGTATGTATCTCCGGCTGCCGGCGGCTTATCCTCTCCGTGTGCTATCGATCCGGTGTCTACCGATATGACATCATGAGAGTCGATATTGATACCTGTTCCGGCCGAATATGATGATCCGCCTCCGCCTGTCATTGTGAACTCGTACTGCCATGTGGCTGTGCTTGCATCTCCGCCGGTCACGCACGAGTATATTGCTCCCTCTGACGGATTCAGGTACAGATCGTCCGCGTTTGCTTTTGCGATTCCCGAGGAAGGATACACTGTCGGGAGTACGGCTTTTCCGCTGATGTCGGTACCGCGATATATGTGATTTCCGTCCGCGCCATCCGCGCCGTTCGCGCCGTTCGTTACGGTGAACGTGTCGGAATTGCCGTCCGTGTATGTGATTGTGTAGGTGTCTACGAGTCCGGCTGTTGATGTTTTCTGTATCGAGCTTATTCCGACACCTGTATTGCCTTTGAGAACTCCGAGACTCTGCCATGTGTCCGTCCCGATACATTTCCAGAGTTCGTACGTGTCAGTGTTCAGGTACAGGGAATTGTCAAAATATCCCGTGCTTGAGCTTGATGCGCTTGTGATGTCGGTACCGGTTGAGAATACAACCTCTCCTACTTCGTTGATGATCTCTATCGCGTCGTGGATACTTCCTCTGACGTCTTCTCCGTAGACTGCAGATAGGATCGCTGCTAAATACGTTGATATGTTAGCCATTTTCTTCTCCCTTCAATTTGTTTACTTCCTCATATAGATCCTGCACACAGTTTATAAGGTGCGCTATGAGTTCCTTGTACTCGATTGTATGATAATCGTCTTCCGGTCTTATGTATTCGAGTTCGCACTCGCCTACGTTGTTGTTATCAAGAACCTCTCTGAGTTCCTGGGCGATGAGTCCGAATCTCTTTCCGTGTTCGTTATGCATTCCGGCCGATTTTTTATATTCGAACGATACAGGGCGCGACTGGGTGATGATATTGCGCGACTGGGTTCTGTCGAGTGTCTTGATGTTCTTCTTCAGTCTGCTATCAGATCCCGCTCCTGCGTCAGCTGCAGCCTTGCCGATGTATATAGTTCTGTAATCGCCGTAATAGACACTATCGTCATACGTCGCAAAGTATTTGCCGCCGATAGCGAAGTTGCAATCGTGATCTGATGCATCTGTGACTCGTAGGAATCCGCTCGTGCCATTGAACACTCTTAACGATCCGCCGGAAATCTCTACGCTACCCGTCTTTCCTGTCGGGCTCGGAGATTGTATCGTTGCGCCGGTGATGGTTCCGCCGTTTATTGTGGTACCGGTTATCGTTCCTCCGTTGATGACTTGGCCGTTTATGGTGCCGCCGTCTAATCGGTCGCAGCTCATCTTTCCAGCTGTTATGAAATCAGCGACTATCTCGCCGTTCATCGTCATGGCCACTTCTGCGGACCAGGGATCGTTCTTCGTAGCTCTCTGAAGGTATGCGAATCCGCCGAGATTCCATCTCCAGCATTTTGTTGCCTCGTCGTAGTCTATATTGTTGGCGATCCGGAGCTCATCTATCTGATCGTGCTCATTCAGATGATATGTGACTACGCCTCCGTCGGTTCCGTCAAGAAGTGCGATCACGTTCTTGAATGCCGCATCGAGTATCGACGACTTTGAGGGGATGCTCTTTATCGCCTGAGTCGTTCCGACCATCTGCGATGTCAGAGTTTTGTTCTTTTCCACGTTCCCGGACATCGTAATCGAGTTCTTATCGATATTCTGTATGTCGCGTCTTATCTGCGTGAGATATAATCTCTGATCGACTGCGAACGGTTTTGCGATTATCCGGACAGAGTCTCCGAGTCGGAATGCGTCGGCCGGCTGTATCGCCTCGAGGTCTACCGCCTTGACTTCCATTGTCAGCTGTGGCTGTGAGTACTTCGTGAGGTATTCCTGTGCGAGCGCATTGAGTTCGGCGAGTGTCGAGGCGCTATCGAATATCACCGCTTTCGCGTGTCGTCCATACGCTGATACCGAATCGGCCTGCGTTATCGTGGTTCCCTGAAGCCTTGCGTTATATCCGTCATATACGGTCGAATCAAGCTCCGCTCCGTACGGTGTCAGTACGTTCACGAGGTTGCTGTAATCGGAATCCTTGACGTAATCGAGAAGGTTGTATCCGTATTCTATTGCCTGCGTTGCCTGTATGCCGTAATCTTCAAGCCTTACGATATCGATGTATCTTGTTGTCACGCCTCCGGAAGTTACGCGGCGAACTCTTATATAGCCGTTATCCCTGCAGATGCAGTTTCTCAGGCTGTCGAGGATGCTCCAGTCGTATTCCGTCGTCCAGTTACACATATCCGTGCTCGTGACGTTCGTCAGATATCCGACTGCGAACTGTCTGTCTGCCGGACGGTTTGCGTTATATGCTGCAATGGCTGCCTGGAATCTTTGAGCATTCGATTCGTTTGTGATCGATGCCGGTGTGAGATATTCGTCGCCGAGCCACGAAAGATCTTCAAGCGCATATACATCCGCGATCTTCGTGAAGTCCGTTTTGATATCCTTGATCTCGCCGCGCCAGTATTCTTTCCCGTCTTTTAATATTGTGACGAGTGCTCCCTGTGTCAGGTCGGCGTACGCGGGATTGTTCGGAGGGACCTTGAACTTGAACTCTCCGGACATTCCCATCTCTTCGTTGAGATCTGTGCTGTATATCTCCGCGTCTTCCGAACCGGGATAATATAGTATTTTGTTTCCGAGTTTGACCTGGTACATTAAAGTGATCCGCTCCTGTAAACTATTTCAACTATTGCTGAGCCCGTGAATGTGAGCTCGACATCATCGTCGCCGCCTACGTAGATCGAAGGTATCTTGTTTGAGCCGGTTGAAAGTTCGAATGTCTCTGATCCGTACGTGACCGTGAATGTCGAAGATGTCTTGTTTGATACAACAAAATCAGGACATGTCGGCATATGGCCATGAGGAAGAGTGACGGTTTCGCTACCGCTCACCGTTATCGCTCCGATGTATGTTATGATTCCCGTTTCGAAATTGAACGGATCCCAGAGCCACGGTTCTGTTGACGAGAAGAGTTCGTACTTGTACGGATCCGCGTTCGGGATATCAATTTTGAATGCCCCGACTTTCAATGATGAGGAAAAGTCCTTGATCGTGATACGGCCGCGCCAGTAATGAGCGCGGTCGTTATCGAATATGATTCTGCAGACTTTGCCGTTGATCTTGTTCCGGAAGTTTGACATCACGCTGTCCCAGCTCTTCTTCTCTCGGATTCCGGATAATTCGACTTCGATCTGACGACTCGTGTATATCTGTCGGCCAGCTACGACTTCGGATACGTCGAGGAGTCCGTTCCTTCCGGGAATCTCAATGTACTTCGTGTACTGTTTGGGCTCTTTGATGTAATCGGTATTCGATACATACAGTCCCCAGTCATTGAGCGTATGGTATGACTCTTCTGTTCCTTCCACGATTATTGTCATTCCGTTGAAAAACATATCTCTCATGTTCTTACCTCGAGCTCTGACGGTTTACCTCTTCGCCGAGCTTCCTGTTGATGTTTGCCGCCACAGATGACACGTCGATTCTGTTTGTCGCGTTCTGCAGTGCGTTTGTGAGTGCGTTTCCTACTGTTCCGGCTTTATCTCCCGCCTCGATTCCACTTGCGATCGATGCGATGATATCCTGTCCCATCTGCATATACTTTGTGGATGTTCCGCCTGCTGCCGGGAGCCCGATACTGTCACATGCCTTCTGGAAGGAATTATCCATCATCGCCTGTGTAGCATCTTCCACTTCAGGGGCATTATCTTCGACGGCTTTTGCCTGATCTTTGACGCCTGTCTCGGTCAGAAGGACGATCTCTTTGTTGTAGTCTTCCCTTGACCGCTTGCTGTTCGTGTAATATCTCTCGAAAAGGGCTTCGGAATCTTCCGTGTAACCTTTTTCCTGCATCTCTATCGATGCGTAGAGGTCTTCCGCGCTTTTTATAGCGTCAATGTGTTCCTGCCATGTCTGAGCGAGTTCCTTGACCTTGTCCTTGTTGTCTCCGATCTTCTTCAGACCTTCGACAAAATTGTGAATCTCGGCCGCTCCGTCTACGCCCATGTTGGCCATCTCTGAAGCGAGATCCTTGATTGCCGGATCCGTTTCGCCCTCGATGACTCTCTTTAAGTACGCAAGATCGTCGGAATACTGATTGACGCCCTTCGTCTGGTCCTTCCAGCGCTGTTCCATCTTCTCGAGCGTCAGGTCTGACTTCTGATTCCATTCGTCAAACAGTCCGATCTGACTGCTGATCGCCTGGTTCGCATTCGTCATCGCTGTCTCGAGATCATCTTCTGCGTCTTTTACTCCGAGGGCTGAGTCATGAACTACTCCGAGGGAGTCTGTATATTCGCCCGCTGCCTTTGCAGCTTCATCGACTGCAGCTTTCGACTCGTCCATTGCGTTTTTGAGTCGTTCTTCATCTTCTGTCAGTCTGATGTTCTGTCCGTTTAATTCTGCACGACGAGCGAGGAGTTCTCCGAGAGCTTCCTTTTGAGCTTCTTCCCCGGCTACAACATCCTTTGTCTTTCCTTCGAGATCTGTGAGGGATATGACGGTTTCCGCCTGTAGGTCTTTGATCTTGTCCTCGACCTCCCACAGTTCCGCCTCGACCTCTGTTCTCTTCTGGATGACTTCGTTGTACTTTTCTTCGAGTCCGGATGATGCCAGGGCTTCTTTCTTCGCCGTAGCGTTCTTTATCCATTCATCAGTCAGGTCTGTGAGGTGTCCGGTCTCTCTGTCGAGCTGTACTACCTCTTCCCCGAGCATATCGTTGAGGTCGCGTGTAGCGTCCTTCAGCTCTTTACGCTGATATACGCTCAGATCTTCGACCTTGTTGAGCTCGTTTATCCTGTCGATGAGGTTGTCTATGTGTTTCGAACTTGTGCCCTTGTAGAAGTCTACGAGGAAGCCCTGTACTTCGTGATGTATGTCCTCGACTTCCTGAGCCGATTCCTGCATCGCCTGTGTGACTTCATCGACCTCATTTGCGGCACTTATCGCGGATGTCGCTATTCCTCCGATCGCTCCGACTGCCGCCGCCACGCCTACGGCCGCAAATACCGTAGCCGCTCCGACTGCGTCACCGAATGCCAGACGCAAAATACCGATCGCCACAGCTGCGCCGGTGACTACCGTTGCCAGTGTTGCGATGCCCGCTGCCGCTCCGGCAAGAGCCGATACGAGTGTCGGGTTCTCTTTTGCTATATTCGTGATGGTCTCGAGGATCCCGATACCGCCTTCTTTGAACTCATCGAGTGCAGGGCTTAATGCTTCGCCGACTGCGATTTTGAAGTTCTCTACCGATACCGTCAGGCGCTGATTCGTCATCTCTGCCGTGTCAGCCATCGTCTGGAATGCCTTGTCGGTCGCTCCGGTGTTGCTCTGCATCGCTACCATTGCGTCGTTGAATGCGTCCGCGCCCTGGTTAAACAGTGACAGTCCGCCGAGACCGGCTCTGACATTTGAAAACAGATTCTTGAACGCTTCGCTGTTTCCGTCTACGCTGTCGCCGAGGATCTGCATAACGTCGCCGACTGTATATCCCATCGACATCAATTCGCCGAATGTATGTCCGGTCAGATTTCCGAGAGTGTCAGAGAGATCGCTTCCGGAATCCGAGAGCTCGTTCATCATGGCTCTGATGTATGTCGTAGCGTTTGCGGTGTTGATGCCCTGCTTTGTCATGAGGACGTACATCGATGACAGCTGATCGAGTGATACCCCGAGAGCTGATGCCGTCGGAATGACGGTACCCATCGACTGGGCGAGTTCCGCAACGGTCGTCTTACCTAAGTTCTGGGTAGTGATGAGGTCATCTGCGATATGTTTTGAGGTATTTGCCTCTTTGCCGTATGCGTTTATAGCGGTTGTCAATACGTCAACCGCTGTCGCGCTCTCTGTAAAACCTGCTCTTGCGAGCTTTGTTGCATCTTCTACGAATCCGACCGCCTCTGAGGCGTCTACGGATGCGGATATTGCCTGATATGTTGCTTCTGCGATCTCATTTGCGCCATATCCCATCTCCTGACCGACCTGTCGGATGCCTTCGGACATTCCCCGGAGGTCTGATTCGGATACCTGTGCGATTGACTGCACTTTTGCGATGGAATATTCGAACTTTTCAGCCGTTTCGGCGCACTCC